AGTCATTGACAAGCCGATGGAACCGGACAAGCCCCAGCCGGCCATGATTGAAGAGCAGCCAAAAGCAGCGCTCTATTTGCCGTTGCCGGTGCGCTCTGCTGTGGAGGCGGAAGTACGCAAGTCGCTTGAGATTCGCACACGGCTACAGGATACCGGCAATTTTGACGCCAACCGCTGGCGTGAGAATGCGCTCAAGGCTCTGTCCGGCTGGCTTGACGCCCACGTTGCGCGCCGGGTTGTGGACGCCATGAGTAATAACGCCGATGTAAGCAGCCTGGTTAGTGCTGCGATGGAGGGCGCCGCCGGCGAGGATGCCTTTTTTCCGGTTGCCGCCGACTGGCAGCATTACCCCTGAGTGGTACAAGGCGCTGCGGCTACAACTGGATCGGGATGACGATGAAAAAGAGCAGAAAGTTAGGATGGGCCTGGAACGGCGGTTTGAGCGAGAAATGCGGGGAGCGCTCGACGACATGCTCAATACGCTTTTTCCAGAGGGGTACAGCGAGTTTGCCAACCCGCAGATAGAGGCGAACCGCATCCATGAAGCTTTTTTACGTGACCAGAAGCTGCGGGATACGGTGAGCCGAGCATTGCAAGACGGCGTGGATTTGGGGGTTAGTGTAGCAGTACAACAACTTGAAAATGTGGGCTTTGGCTTTGATTATACGCTTGCCAACGCAGCCGCTAGGGAATGGGCGCTACGCCACACTGACACGCTACTGAATCAGTTAGGCACCACCTCTGGGCGGGTTGTCGGGCAGGCGGTAGGGCGATGGGTAGACAACGGTGAGCCGTTGCAATCACTCATCAACGATTTGGCCCCAGCATTTGGGCAAGCCAGAGCCGAACGCATCGCGGCAACCGAGGTCACACGAGCCTACGCCGAGGGCAGCACGCAGGCATATAAGGAAAGCAGTGTTGTCAAAAAAGTGGAATGGCGAACGGCGCGAGACGAAAGAGTTTGCCCGATCTGCGCACCGCTGGAAGGCCGCACCGTGAATCTGGGCGGACGCTTCGGTGACATTTATCCGCCAGCCCACATTCGCTGTCGCTGCTGGGTGGTTCCGATTGTCGATGAACCAAAGCGGAGGCGCAATGGCTGAGGTCATTATCACCGTTCGTGGTGTGGAACAGCTAATCGCAAAAATGGGCAAGTTGCGCGGCGTGGGGTTTATGCAAGCGCCCATGCAGCGCAGCATGTTCCGGCTACAACGCTACATGGCACGTTATCCGTCACCGCCGCCACAAAGCAAGTACCGCAGAACCGGCACGCTGGGACGCCGATGGACAACCAGAGTTGACCAGGCCGGTGGCAATGCGTTGATTGGCAAGATTGGCAACAATACGGTGTATGCGCCGCTTGTCCAGTCGAGCGCTTTGCAGGCAAGAGTACACCGGGGCCGCTGGCAGACCGACCGGGATGCAATACGAGATATGCGCAGCACCATCGTACGCGATTTTGAACAGTCGATAGAGCAAGCTTTGCGATGAAAGATAGCAGGACATCATGACAACATTGAGCGCATTTGGTGAAGTTCTCATTGCGCCCATCACGCCAATGGCGGGATGGAAATTTGCGTACAATATCAATGCCGACATGATAAAAACCACCCTAACCGGCAGTGGCACCGTCACGCAGTCAGGTGGAAAGGCTGTACTTTCTACGACAGCGGCGACCAATAGTAGCGCGAAGATTGAAACATATCTACCAATTCGCTACATCCCCGGCATGGGTGGACTGGCACGCTTTACAGCGGTTTTCTCAACCGGTGTCGCTGGCAGCACGCAGATAATCGGTGTAGGCGACGCTAGCGACGGCTTATTCTTTGGCTTCAACGGTGCCACGTTTGGCACCCTGCGGCGTTGTGGCGGCACGGATTACTGGACGGCGTCGGACGCGTGGGTAAGTCAATACAGTGGGTTTGATAGATTGCGCAGCTCCTTTGACCCGTCATCGGGTCAAGTGTTTCAAATCCAATATCAGTGGTTGGGCTTTGGTAATATTCGCTATTACATCGAAGATGCCATAACGGGCCGGCTGGAAGAGGTGCATAATATTAGATATGCAGGGGCGGAAACGGTAACCAGCTTTTTGAATCCGACATTACCGATCATGGCAATGGTGGAAAATACCACGAACAACACCGGCATCGTGTTATCAACACCGTCGGCAATGGGTGGGGTCGAGGGCTTTGTCGATAATCCCCCGCCGCCTAACCCGTTCGCATTAAAGCGCCAGGTTTTTAATGCGAAGACCGGCGTTTCGGCGGAAACCAATATTGTCACGCTGAAAAATTTGACTACATGGCAGGGTATCGCGAATAGGATTTATGCGCAGCCGAGTGTTTTGTCGGTGTCGGTAGACGGCACCAAGAACGCCACGATGCGGATTACCCGCAACGCCACGTTGGGCGGGACTCCTAGCTACACTAACTTTAATGCAAGCACATCACCGATGCAATATGACACAGCGGGAAACACCGTCACTGGCGGAACAATAGTTTTTGCGGCTGTTTTGAGTAAGGCGTCTTCACACCAATTTGAACTTGACAGAATCGGTTTTGAAATCATACCTGGCGAGACGTACACCTTTTCGGTAACATCATCCGCCGCTACTGACGTAAGCATGGCGGTTCTGTGGTCAGATTTGCACTAGGAATAAAGTATGAACGCACTAAAAGCGGTGAGCCGCACCGATGATCAACTGATTGTCGAAAACCATATCGTTTTGTTCGGTGGCCGTGACCTGGAAGGCAAATTACCGGGCCGCAACCAGACCAACGCAGACGGTAGCCATGGCGAATTTTTCAGCAAGGCGACTGATTTGCGTAGTCCATACACGAACACAGGCGTCCTCTACGTCGATTGGGAGCATGGTTACGCTGGTGACCCAGAATTAAAAGGCGCTTACGATCCAGGCGAACCTACTTATGATGATATTCTTGGATATGTGGACTGGACGACTGCCAAAGCGACCAATGAGGGGGTTTTGGTGCGGCGCATCCTGGATCGCCGCAATCGCTTTATCCAACTGATTGAGCCGCTGATTGACGAGGGTCTAATCGGGACATCAAGCGCTGCGCGTGGGATAGAGAAGGCGGCAAACGGCGAAATCACCAGATACCCGCTTGTGCGGGATACGCTGACCGTTATGCCGATGGATCCGCGCATGTTGTCGAATAATGCGTTGGTTGTGGTCAAATCGCTGGCCGCAACCTGGCCCGCCATGAAAGCTGCCATCGTAGAAGATGCACCTGAACAGAATCAAACGGCTACACCAGCCGTTGAGATAACCGAGCAACCAACCAACGAAGTGGCGCAAGATGACGCCCCGGCGGTGGAACCTGAAAAGGCACCGGAACCGGACAACACAGAGTTAGCCGCGTTGCTCGCGCAATTTGTAACTACGATTACAACAATTCTGAAAGGATAGACAAATGTCTACACAATTTGAACCCATCTTGCGCCAGATGGCCGAACTGACCGAGGCCGTCAAGAGCGCAAAGGCGCCCAAGCAGGAATTGCAGTGGGATGCCGTTGTCGAGAAATTTGGCGGGCAACTCAAGAGCCTAGTTGACGCTCAGGTAGAAGAACGCATCAAGAGCGCGCCTGCCTACCGCACCCCCGGCCAGATGATCGATGCCGCTCAACAGGCGGCGTTTGTTGGCGAGCGCAACCGCTACAAGAGCGCGTTTAATGCCATTGCCAAAGACGGCTATCACAAGGTCGGCACCCAGAACGCTAAGGCCATCGACTATGCCATGACTGCGGCATTGCTGACCAAAGCGCACTCGCTTATGCCCGACCGCGTGAAACCGCCGAGCGACGATCTGATGGAAGCGGCCAAAGCGCTGACCAGCACTGGCAGCGGCACCGGTGATGAGCTTGTGCCAACCGGCATGGCCGGGCAGTTGTGGGATGATATTTTCTTGGCATCCCGCATCGCCGCCAATATCACCACCATCCCTATGCCAACGAATCCGTTTGACGTGCCGTTGGGACTGGGCGATGTGACCTGGCGCAAGGGGACGGAAAACACCGCCACGACAGCCAGCGACCCAGCAACCGCCAAAAGCACGTTGACCGCAACCGAACTTGTGGCCGAGGTCAATTGGTCTTACACGCTGGAAGAAGATAGTATCGTGGCACTTATGCCCGCAGTGCGTTCCCGTCTCGCCATCAGCGGAGCGGAAATCATCGACTCGTTTATGTTGAACGCCGACGCCACCAACGCCGCGACCGGCAACATCAACCTGGATGATGCCGACCCGGATGATGCCTCCTACTACCTGAGCGCCGGTCAGGATGGCATCCGCCATCAATGGCTGGTGAATAACACCGCCATGACCACCAACGCCGGTGGTGACGCTCTGGTTGATGCCGACATTCTGGATGCGTTGGGCAATATGGGTAAGTATGCAGCCAACCCCAGCCAGATCATGGCTGTCTGTGACGTGAGTACCTACCTGACCGGCTTCTTGGGTCTGACCAACGTTGTCACTGTGGATAAGTTTGGCCCGAACGCCGTTGTGCTGACCGGCCAGCTTGCCGCCTACCGTGGCGTGCCGATTGTGGTCTCTGCGTCTGCACCCCTGACCGAGGCAGACGGCAAGGCCAGCACGACCGCCGCCAACAACACGTTGGGACAGATCAACTTTTTCAACCGCATGATGTGGTATGCCGGTTTCCGGCGCGATATGCTGGTTGAAGTTGACCGCGACGTGCAAAAGCGCCAGTGGATTCTGGTTTCGTCCATGCGCCCGGCGGTGGCCTGTCATGGCACCCGCAGCAGCGCAACGCACACCGCTGGCATCCGTAACATCCTTGTCTAGTGATCGTGGGCGGTCGCTTCGGTGGCCGCCCACTTCGGAGGAACTATGCTATTAAGAGTCAAGGGACGGTATGCTAATCAGCCGCTATCAGTGGACTACAAAGCGGGTCAGGTGGTAGAGGTTGACGAAAAGCTGGCGGCTATCCTGCTGGCGGATTCGCCGGAATCGTTTGAGGTAGTCACGGACGAACCGGAACCGGCAAAAGTAACGAAGCGAGTAGGCAAGGTTTAGCGATGGCGTACACATCAGCCAGTGACGTGAAAACTTACCTGGGTATATCTGGCAGCGGTGACGACACGTTGATTGGTACGTTGGTGACGGCGGCGCAATCAGCGATTGACGCCTACTTTCGACGCACGTTCGAGGCGAGTGATAGCACGCGCTATTTTGACCCAACGGTTGATGTGAGTGGCCGCACGTTGATGTTAGGCGCTGACCTGTGTGCTATCACCAGTGTTACCAACGGCAACGGGAATGCTGTCACCCTGTATGTGACCGAGCCACGCAACACGACGCCCTATTATGCGCTGACTATCAAGAGCAACGTTGCCGAGAACTGGACATACAGCGGCGCGCCAGAAAACAGCATTGCGGTAGTCGGCAAGTGGGCTTACAGCACGACGGCACCAGCGTCGATTGCGCACCTGTGTAAGTGGATGGCGGCCAGCATGTATCGAGGCAAGGACAATATCCCGGTCGCCGGCGAAAACAGCATTGCGGCAGCGGTTGATATTCTGGCGGGCGATCTTCCGGCTGATATTCGCATCATCATGAGCAGCATTCCCAGAAGGGTGGCCGTCTAATGGCATTTACTTACACTGCCTACGTCAACGGCGTTGCGGGCATTACCATCAGTGGCGTGACTCGGCAATATACATCGCCGCCAGCGACCATTAACACCGCCGACCTACCGGCCAGCTATCCGCGGTTACCTGGCGGTGAAAATGAGACCGTAACGCTGACCTATGGCCGTGGCCTACACACGGCAATTGTAGAACTGTGCGTTGTGTTGGAGCCGGTGCGCCAAAGCTCCAACAGCGTCAATTACACGGCGGCGCTGACTATGTTGGACGCCATCAAAACAGCACTGACCAGCAACGCCAGCACCTACGGGATCGACCGCTGGGGCATACAAATCGAGATAGATCGCATTGGCGATGTGGACTACTGGCAATTGGTCGCCAGGGTAGAAGGGAGCGGGGTCTAATGCCTGATTACAGTGGCCTTGCCAGTGGCACCAAACAGGGGCTTTACACCAACGATACTGGCAATACATTTGACGATTTTATTGTTTACGCCCGCTGCACCGGCGGGGAGTACAGTGCATTAGATAATTTTTGACAGGGGGATGGCATGACCATCAAGGCATGTAACACACGAATTTTAGTCGGCGGCGTTGACCTGTCCGGCGACACCAACACTGTAGCCGTCAATATACAAGGTCGCGTGTTGGAGTATGGCGTATTGCAAGACTGCGACACGCGCAAGCTGGCGCTGAGTCCGCAGGCCAGCATCGAACACAACGGCTACTACAGCGGGCCGGGCGCATCGGCCATTGAAGGCACATTGTACAGTTACCTGGCAAGCACGACCGGCGTACATGTGGCGGTCATCTATGACACCGCTGCCACGATCCCATTTGCATACGTGCAGGACACCGCCTACAACAGCAAGCTAAACATTGCTGCGCAGGCGGGGCAGTTGATTACCTGTGCGGGGATGTGGCCGACGCTAACCGGCACCGGTGCGCAGATGTATCGATGCTACCAAGTTTATGGTGGCGTTATCAGCGCTACCGGCGCCCAAACTGGCATCGACTTTGGCGCAGCCGGCACCGACGGCGGGCGAGCGTACATTTTTGTGACAACCATCACCGGTACAGCCACCAACGCCGCGGTCAAACTGCAATCCGACAGCAACGCCGACCACAGCACCACGGTTGACGAAGGAAACACCACCTTTAGCGCGGTGGGCTGTTACGAGATTGCCCTCAGTGGCACAGTCAATCGGTATGTTCGATTTAACTGCACGTCGCTTGGCGGAGCAACCGATTTTACGGCCTATGTGTTGGTTGGGTTGAGCGGCGTTACCGTTTAAGGAGACTACAATGGCAGGGCCATACAAGAGCGAAGCATCGAATTTTACCGTCACGTTGGGCGGAACCAATATCACCGCCTACCTGACACAGAGCGAGATCGCCGCTACCGTTGCGGAGGTGGACAGCACCAACCTGGCGTCAACCGGCGCGGAGTCGGCACCGGCGGCAACCACCTGGACGCTAAACGCACAGGGGTTTCTTGACAAGGCGGCAGACGATATTTTCGGGCGGCGGTCGCTGACGCCGCCGTCTACCTACCTGGACTTGGTGGTAACGTCTGGGCCGTCTGGTAGTCAGACGATCTATACCTGGACAGGCACCACCACCGAAGGGGCTTTTATCCAGACATATACCATTCCGGCGACTGAGCCAACACAGCTATCCACCTTCACCGCTGAAATCGGCATCAGCGGCGGGCCAGTTCGGACAACGGGATAAAACCATGCGCTACACCTGTAATGTACCTGGATTTGAGCATTGTTTTGTCGAAATCAGCGAGCGGTGGACGCGTGGTGATGTAAAAAACTTTTTTGCCCTCAAAGGCGAAGAGTATTTATCTCTGCTACGCGCCAAGATCGTCGCTATCCACCTGGACACTGACAGCACCCCCATTGACAGCGCCGAAAAGCTCACCAGCGACGCCGCTGACAATGTAGACTACATGCTTTGGCGCTGGTTTTCCGTGGCTGTGCAGAAAGGGGTAGACGATCTGTACAGCATGGGGGAAGCGAGCGCGCGGCGCTGGTTGGACGGTGTCGTCAACTAGATGACCGCGCCCACGTCCGCCAAAGTAACGCCGAGGTGGACGCGATTCTGTTGCGCAAATTCCCCGGTCGCACGCTGGAAGAGTTGGACGCCATGAACTGGCCGCGCTACATGCGAGCGATGGAAGCAGAGCGCATCATGCAAGTCGAGGAAAAGCGGCTGGCGCTCCTGGGCGGACACATCAAAAGCATGTCGGCGGACGAGTGGGAACTGATAGCTGAGAACGAGGAATTGCTGAGGCGGCATAGATGACCGAACGCATCGACATTTTAATCAGCGCCAGAAACCAGGCGTCACCCGTTGCGCAACAGGTGGCAACGGATTTTCGCGCAATGGGCCAGGCT